ATGTTATCTCCTTCCGTCTGGTTGAGCATCCATTCTAAAACTACCATAACGCCAAGTTTCACCTGCAGCATCATTTTCTATTTTTAAAGATAGTAGTCTTCCTCTCGCTCTAGTATCTACTTTATCCGTAGTAGTTGTTATTGTAAAGGGACCTAAAGGTGAACCGGATTGAACATCGGATGGATAATCGGATATAAACAAAGTTACTTTAGAGTTTCCCACTAAAAATTTATAGTCTGGCATAAATCTTCTCATTGACATAAATAGTTCACCGTCATCAATATCAAAATCTCCAGACCTAATAAAAGCATTAATTGAAGTTCTGCCGGAACTATTAACTTGATCATTTCCTACTTCATGAGCATAGTAAATAGAAGCCCCATATAAATTTGTAATACCTAATATATCTGGAAACACTGGAGTAGTGGTTGCTTCATAATCAGTTGCATAAGGTTTGACAAATACACCTTGATCAGCGTAAGTAGTTCTATCTAAAGATGAAGTAGTCCAAACATTTTCTTGATAATTATACGTTACACATCTGTCAATTTGGTCAGATCCATCTTTTGGATAAAACCAATTTACTTCAGTATATAAAGAATTTGGTGAAGAAAAAATTACATCAGATGAATTAAAATTAAGACCTAAATTTCCATTTTGTGTTGTAAAGACAAAATCTTCAACTAAACAAGGAAGAGCTTTAACAGTACCATCATACATAAAAAACCCGCCTTCATTAGACATCCAATATATAGCGCCATTAACATAAGAAGCTGCATGTTGTCCTATACATCCACAGTTTGTGCCAACTTGTCTAACACTAAAAGTAAAAGGCGGACCAACAAATTGAATTACATAGGCAGCGTTATCCGTTAAAACAAAAACATAATCTTTACCTTGCAAAGCTGCCCTAATTTCATTACCGGTATCTAATCTAAATGTACCTGCAGTATTGGTAGCAGTAGGTAGATAAGTATTTAAATCTTCTTGATTAGAAAATCTTACAAACATAGGGTCTTGTGTTGTTGTATCTCCAATAGTTGTTTCAGTTCCAAAATGAAATAGGTGTCTATCTCTATCTGAAACTAATGTAAATCTGCTGGCTGTAGGATTACCTGTTGTTACAAAACCCGATGTAGACAAAGAGGCTCTTATACCTCTTGCTCCGGATGCTCCAGCATTCCACGTAAAAGTTTTACCATTAAATATAGTTGCAACTAATACTTGACCAAAATTATCAAGACTCCAATTTCCTGGATCTAAAGTCACGTCGCTAATAGTTCTTTCCGTGCCCCAAGTAGAGTCCCCCCATATATAAGTTCCCCAACCATAACCACTTGTTTGAGTTGTTGGTCCTATTTCAATATAAGGATTAACAGTGGCAGCTCCCACTGCAGTCATGCCTGTTCCTCCTTCATTTCTTACAGCTTGAACAGTAAATTTATCTACCGTTGCGACAGTTAAAATTTCATAAGCTACTTCTAATTCTGCAGCCGTAAAGTCTGATGCACCTGTAACTGTTACACCTGATAAAGTTACATATCTGCCCACAGCTAAACCATGAGATCCTTTATTAACAGTTAATACATTTGAACCATTTACTGTTGTTAATGTGCATCCAGTAATTGCTGTATCTAGTGGAGTAATATCAAAAAAATCATTACCATAATATAAAAATAAACCTTGAGAAGTACCAACAGCAGCGTAACGTTCGCCTGCCAATGAAGTCCAAGTTAATTGCGCTCTCGCCGCGCCTGGTAATGTTTTGGATGCAGCGGTCAATTGTTCCCAGCCACCTATTTTTTCAGGGGCCGTGTATCTAAAACGTACAAAATCACCATCTACCCACTGTCCAGGAAGAGCGGAAGGCACGCTTTGTTTATTAAAACCAGGTGCAAAATCTACTTTTTTTAGAGCCATAATTGTGTTATATATTAGTTTTATAGAGAATGAAAGTAGCATAATTATGAATCATTTAGAAGCAATTATGGAGTTAAAAAATATAATAAACCCTAAATTTATTGAAAAGATAATTCCGTTAATTGATGAAAAAGCAAAGGAAAAATTAACAGTTGGAAAAGGTATACATAATCAACGTGTTCAGGAAGATATAAGAAATGTAAAAGGTTATTTTTTAAATTTAGACAACCCTACTAATATTTTTTACTGGAATTTTGTAAAAACTGAAATAGAAAAATTTTTCATTAATTACAAATCTAAATTTCCTTTTATGGGGAGTAATAAAATAAATCAAATAAATTTATTAAAATATGAGATAGGTGGTAAATATAGCTCACATGTGGACGCTAATACCTCAAGAACATTAAGTATTATAATGAATTTAAATGATGAATATGAAGGAGGAGATTTAGTATTTAGGGATCAAAAAGAAAATGAAATTAAAAGATATACTTTAGGTAAAGGTTCAATTGTATTTTTTCCTAGTAATTTTTTATATCCTCACAGTATAGAATCAATAACAAAAGGAACTAGATATAGTATAGTCTCATGGCTGCAGTAGAATATAAAGTAATAAAAAACTTTTTTACAAAAGAAGAATTATCGATATTAGATAAATATTGTCATAATAAAATGGATCAAAATAATGATTATTATTATTTAGATCATCAAACTTCTTCTCCGTCATGGTATAACGATCCTTTAATGACTGCTATGCTAGATTTAAAACTTTCTATTGTAGAACAACACTCTAATTTAAAATTGTTTCCAACTTTTGGTTATTGGAGATATTATGTTTTTGGCGCAATGTTAAAAACTCATACAGATAGATTTGCTTGTGAAATAGCTGTTTCAGCATGTATGAAAAAATATGACAATTGGCCTTTAATTATAGAAGGAGAGGAAATAGAATTAGAAGAAGGAGATGCTCTTTTATACGCAGGGTGTGAACAGATACATAAAAGACCCGGTATGTATAAAGGAGATGGAATTGCGCAAATGTTTTTGTTTTACGTAAACAAAAATGGTCCTTATAGGGACCATGCTTATGATCAAATACATAGAGAAACATTTTAAATATATGAAAGAAAAACTAGTAAATATAGATAATTTTATAGCAACATATGACAACTTTATTATGCCCGATGATTGTCAGAAAGCTATAGATTTTTATGAAAGAAGAGTAAAATTTAATGAGACAATTAACAGAACTGATTTTGAAAAAGCAGGAACGTTAACAAAACAAGATCAACAATTTTTTGCAAACGAACATAATATAGATTTATGGTGGGAAGAATTAAAACCTATGATGGCAAACTTTGATTTAGCTTTTCAAAATTATCTAACACAAACAGGTGCTAAAGAAGCTTATGGTGTAGATAAATTTTTTTATACTTGTTTAAAACTTCAAAAAACTTTACGTACTGAAGGCTATCATACATGGCACATAGAACACGGTAAAGGATATGATAATGAACCTAGAGCTTTTGTTTTTTCTATTTATTTAAATGATGTAGAAGAAGGTGGGGAAACAGAATTTTTACATTTTTCAAAAAGAGTTCAACCTAAAACAGGTAGAATAGTTATATGGCCTGCTGGTTTTCCATACGTGCACAGAGGTAATCCACCTTTATCAGGTGATGGTAAATATATATTAACTTCTTGGATGATGTTACGATGAGTATGATGTAGGTCTTGCGCCTTTTCTTGCAATCTGATCTGCTTGGCTTTCTGTATCTGAAGGTTCTGCTCCATATAGAACATCACCATCCCAGTCAGCTTGTAGTTTAGCTAAGTGAGCAGCATCCCATCTATCAGTAAATTGACTAATATTCCCTAGTACAGAAGAATCATAGGCAGAATGAGGAGTATCATCTCTATATTCTACTTCCTCAGAAGAGGAAGAAGTTCCATATTGAATAGCCCAGATATTAGAAAATTTAGAATCACTCCAAAAAGAATCATCATTAATGATATAACCAATACCTTCAGAGGCTCCTTCTGCAAAATTTTTAACTACACACTTATCTTCAAATACCACTGTCCAATTTCCTTTACTTGCCATTTTTTCTCCTAAGTTTTTATAATATAAATAATTGTTAAATAAGGTTGTACCACTGAATTTGCAGAACCTGAAAAAGTACTACTAGCATTTCCACTACCAGAGAAAGTTGCACTCATATTGTGGGAGTGACCTCCACCTGAACCTTGGTTACTACTACCAAAATTTCTACTACCACCGGTGACAGGCGCGACCCCTGTTATTCCCGCAGGAGCAGAAGTTGAAGACGGTATAGAAGTGTTGTGTGAGTGACTAGCAAGTTGTGATGTTGATAAAGTTGCGTTAGCTGTTGAACCTCCAACGTTACCCGTAACGTTAATGTTAGTTCCAACGTTACCAGAGTTAGAAACAGTGTTTGCTCCACCAGTTGAAGCTAAAGCTTTGTTGTTAGATTTTCCAACTGCTACATTGTCTTGTAAATCAGGGACGTTAAAAGTTGATGAACCATCTCCAGTTCCATAAGTTGTAGCTACGATTGCAAATAAATCTGCATAAGTTGATCTTGAAACTGCTTGACCATTACATTCTAGAAAACCTGTTGGCACTGATGCAGAAGACCACGGCACAATAGTTGCTGTAGGAATTCCTTCGATACCTGTAAGGTTTGCTCCTGAAAAATCGTATTTTGTTGCTTCGTAATTTGACATATTATTTCTCCGTGTAAGTCCATCCTGTTGTAGCATCTCCAGAAAAAACTAATGAAAAAGCTGCACCTTGAGTATTAACTACAAGATCCGATGCTGCATTAGCTATATTAGAAGAATTTCTACCAACAGTCAATGCGTTAGTATTGAAATCATAACCTTGATCTGCAAAATGTACCTCATCACCCGTAGCTGGTGACGCTGGAAGAGTTATTGTAACTGCTCCACCATTTGTATTTACTAAAAGTTTAGCTCCAGCTTGAACTGTTTCTGCTGCTGATACTGCTCTCCAATTTCTTTGTTCATGAAGTTTTACAACATTAGTTCCATCGGAATATAATGTGTAATTATTTCCTTCACATAAAAGAACACCTGTTCCAGATGCAGTTTTAAAAGTTAAAGTATTTCCAGCATGATCACATGCGTCTTGAACTTGGTAAGTTTTTTCAACTGAGTTTGGAATACTTACTGTTAAGTTAGAAGCTAAAGTTCCTGTTAATTTAATAACTTCATTTTTACCATTTGATAAAGCACCATTAGTAAAAGTTAAAGATCTAGCAGCGTTAGTAATATTAAAAGTAGTAAAACCACCAATCGCTTGTTCTAAAATTAAAAGGTTAGTATTTGTAATTTGTCCCCAAGTTCCTGAGTTTTCCCCAGTTGCTTGTACTGTAAGTTTTAAATTTGCTGATGTTGAATTTGCCATATTAAATTCCTTATATCGTTTATTTTATAAAAATAAAGAGTTAGTGTCAAACTCTTTATGCAACGACTTCTCTCCAGCCTGGAGGATCTATTGGAGCGGAACCTGTGTTTATGTCGTTCCAGATAAGAGCATTACCACTTCCTACTGTTGTAGTCAACCCAAAACCGTTGAAAGTTGCGGTAGCATCTGTAAATGCAGATACTGAAGCAACCCTTGCTAATAAAGGATTTCCAGTAACATTTACTTGTTGATTTAAGTCTACTGTCTCATTACCTAAAGCAGCACTTAATCCAAAACCAGTTACAGTTGGTGCAACATCTCCTTGGAATCCTAAAGTACCTAAGGCACCTATCATGAAGTTTCCAGTTACTGCTGCATCAGGTGCAGGATCAACTTGGCCTAAAGTTAATTGAGCTACGTTTAAAGTATTTGCAACAATAGTTGCATCACCAGTAATTTCTGTTGGAGATCCTAAAGCTGCAGTCATTGCAATTCCAGAAACATCTACTTGTATAGAACTACCAGCATCACCCCAGTCATTTATTGACCAACCAAGTCTACCCCAACCTGTTAAGTTAAATGCTTCAACAGTACCAAGTCCCATAGTAGCTTGATTGCCTGTTAACATTGCATCAGGACCAGCATCAGCTGTTCCTAAATTATTTGTAAGTGAGAAACCTGTTACATCAACTTGAGCTAAACCAAAAGCGGTTACGGTTCCAAGACCTGTTGTTAATAATTGATTGTTGTTTGTAGATGGACCTGTATTAGCGTCAGCTGTTGTAGTAACAGTTCCTAAACTAAATGTTGCTGAAATTCCTGTAGGAATAGTTGTACCAGCAATACCCCAACCTTGAAGACCCCATTCTTGTCTACCCCAACCTACATTAATTTCTGTTGAGCTTGACTCGTCTCCGAGTGCTGCAGACATAGCAAATCCTGTAGGGATAAGCGTTGGATTCGCATTATCGCCCCATTGATTTTGACCCCAAGAGCCAGTATTCCAAGTTCCGGATGCCATAGGAGGTTACCTCCTAATTAACCAGAGATTCTTAAAATCGCTGCTGTTGATGTTGGTGCTGGAAACTGAACTGTAAACGTACCTGAAGTAGCTGTTTTATCTGCTCCAAAATCTAAAACACAAACTGCAGAGTTAGTAGTTGCAGATGATGTGTTGTAAATTAAAGCTCCTCTAGCTGTCAAAGTAACGTTTTGAAATGACAAATCAACAAAGTCCGCTCTTGCGACACCAGCTG